CTTTGAGACTTTTGCACAGAACCAGCCATACGCTCTGTAGCAGCAGATGTTTTATCAGTAGATACAACAACCTTATTGCTTGCGGCAATACGCGCTTGTGCTTGCTCTTGATAAAGCCTAGTTGACCTATCAATGTTTGCCTGTTGTGCGCGTAAACGCGCTTCTTCCGTAGAACTTAGAGTGCCACGAATCTTAGCAAGATTAGCTTCTGTCTGAGCCATTATCTTAGTTGTGGCATTTACGTTTTCCATTGCTCGTTGCAATGAAGTGTAGTTTGCCTCAACCGTTTTAATTGACCCAGTTAGCGAGTCGTAACCAACGGCTAACTTCTTTACAGAATTGCCTGTTGCATCAATTGTTTCAACAACTTTAATCGCCGTACCAGTGAAATCTTCAAACTTCTTTGCAAGACGTTTGATGTCGGCTTCAGCTTTTTTTACGTTGCTTTCAAATCCACCTGAGTTTAGGAGTAGGTCAACAACGATGCTGCCTGCTGTGCTATTTGACATAACTAACTCCTTTTCGGCGGCTTATCCATGCCTAATGCTTTGAATGTTGCTAAATCTTCTTCAGAATACTCTGAATCATTAGGTGAATCATACCGTGGTTCAAGCCATTCAAGCAATGATTTTACATCAGCACCATTCATAGAAGTAGCTACCAAGGCCGCTGGGCGATGGTAACGATGGAAGTCATCAAACGGATGCTGCTTGTAATAGTCGGCCCATCGGAGAAACTCAGAATGTGACATGACATTCTTAAGTTCTCCGACAGTCCTACCACCAAGTGCTAATGCTAGTAGATGCCAGAAGTGTTCTTCGCTTCCGGCATCTAGTGCTACTTTTTTTCGTCGCCTAATCCATTCACTTCGCGTACAGCCTCAAGAATCGGGCCGATTGCGCTAGGTTTCAGGTTAAGAGCTTGCTCTGCGGTAATAGCAGGTTTGCCATCTGGTTCGCAAAGACTAAGTGCCAGCAGCTTCGGGTTAGCAAACAATTGCACAGACTCGTCAGACGAGTTCAGCGCATTGACGTAACGCGAAATATCAGCAGTAGTTAGCTCTTTGAAAAATAGCTTGTGCTTCTTACCATCAGCAAGTTCGACTTCACGTTCTACAACTTCAGTCGAAACGAACAAAGATTTATCTAGCATTTTTACCTCTTAGTTAAGCCTTGTACGACCAGGCAACAGAACCAGAACGCTGGAGTGTCAGCGTACCGCGCACTACTTCGTTAGTGGCAATATCAATAGCGATGTCAGCAACAAAACCATCAAAAGCTGCGTAAGTACGGCTAGTGGCAAAAGCCAGTGCGCCAGATACGATAGTTGGAGCAGCAGTGCCGTCAGACAGGCCAATAGCCCACTCAGTGATTTCGCCTGTGTCTTGCAGGTCAAGCAGCGTCTGGTGACTTGCATCAGTAGGGGTGAACACAAATGGAACAGAGATTTGACCTGGGTTGCCAAGGCCGCTGACATACGATTTATCGTCAGTTGCGTTAAGGCAAGTCACTTCAATTTGGTCACGAGTGCCACCCAGCCCAGTAATACCAGTCGGACAGCCCATAGTAACGACAGCAGCACTGTCAATGAAATACAGATTAGTACCTTGTGTCTTAATGCTCATAATTTACTCCTTAATCTCAGCGCCGAGATAGTTTATCGAGAGGCAATAAAATCAGCCTCAATCGTCATTCTATACAACTTTGTGTCTGTTTCCCTATTATCTATGATAATTCTGTTGCTTATCAATTGGCTATCCAGTGCAGCGCGTACCGCATAAGCCAAAGTTTCTACGCCAGTATCAGTTTCGGACCAGCAATCAATCTGGATTGTGTCTTTGTCATGACAAGGGGCAGCGTTAAGCACATCCTGCGGCATCCCTGTCACCATAAACCATGTGATATATGGTTTAACAACATCTTGTGGTGCAGAGCCATGACGATAGATGCGCGTGGCAACAGTGCTAACGACTGTAGCGTTGCTGCGTAATACTTGGTAAACATTTTGCATTGCCATTATTTTTTACCTTTGTTCATGTTTGCCATATCTTTGACCATTCTGTTAACTCTAGCAATAAGGTTTTCTGCAATAACATTGATTGCTTCTTCTGCTTTTGCTTGGAAAGCAGTACGAATAAATGGTCTTGCTGGCTGACTATTGTTTTCTGCGCCGTACTCAAAGATTTGCGCAGCTTTAACGGTTGATACAGCCGGACCTTTACGTCCTACATACAGCTTTTTCTTAATGCGAACTACATAACGCTCGCCTTTGAACTCTGTTGGTGGCTTGCCGCGAGTGTCAATCAGGTTTTTTTCAATCAGGCCAGTTACATCATTACGACCCATCTCGTTCTGTAATGCACGAAGCCGCGCCTTTTCTTCGTCACGGATTACTTGTGCGCCGCGTTTAAGCGCCAGCTTTACAGGGCTTCCACGCTTGAACACGACTTCTTGTGGAAGTGATGTGAGCGTATCAAGTACGCCTTTTAATCCTGAGATTTCAACTGTTTTCATTCCATCCTCTTAAACACATAGGTTGAAATAGCTTCGCGCCCTAGTTCGGACTCCATTGTGTTCTTTTCAAGGTTGATAAAACCTTGCTCTTTGAACCATTTAATCAGGCCAAAGTCAGACCAGTACCAGATGTGTTCGCCAGGGCGATAGTGTTTGCTTTGCGTTACGGTATCTGGGTTATTGAAGATTGGCAGAGAGACAAAGACGTAGCTTTTTACTTGGCGAATAAGTGCTTCAGGGTTTGGTATATGCTCCAGACTATCCCAGCAAGTAATGCAACTAACAGGGCTGGCGTAAGGATCACAAAAGCGATCATTCGCCATAAGCCAATTGATAGCGTCCGCATTAACATCATATCCAAAGCCTTGATTGCCCATAGCAGTGACAAACTTGCCACCGCCAATACCAATGTCAACAACTGGGCCAGTGTAATACCAATCAACAAGGTCTTTTCTCGCTTTAGTTAGTGCTTCGCCCATTGGCGAATTATCCATAACCAAATACTTAGCCCAGTAATCATGCTCGTAAGAAATAGGCTCACGCGGGTGAAAGCCAATTTCTTTTTCAGGACACCAAATTAGACAATCTTCCCAGCCATTCGGCAAACTTTTCTGCATGATTACTAATGTCCTTTTTGCAATTGTGATTGCCGGTTCTGCACCGACAAAACTCATCAGGCATAGCATAGCCTAATTTAGATAAATCCATTCTACCAGCATCAAATAGATTTTCCGGTGCGTTATATGCGCCAAAACCACCAAAAATTATCCACGAAGGCACTTTATAGGCTATTGATGCTGGTGTTAGCCAGCCGACACCACCAACTACCACTGAAGCATGTTGCACTAAGCCTAGTAGCTGTTTAATGTTTAGTTCGCCTTTGTGGAAGCGAATATGCGCTTCTGGGAGCGGTTCAAGTGCCCATTCCACACCATCCTCTAGGTCAGCCACTGAAATCACCGTGTAGCCCTCAGAAATTAGCTTCTCGGCACATTCTGCTAGGTATTCTGGCTTAGGATTGCGGCTAGCTGCCATCCATTCCTTGCGAACAGTCGCCGGACGGATAACGGCATACTTTCCTTGAACTGGTGATTCAAAGTCCGGCAGGTCAAACTCGCTAGGCTCAATTCTTAGCGAGTTTTGCAAGCCACGCATGATGCCTTTGTCGCCGTAACTCGCTTGCAGTGCCTGTCCGTAATACTTACCTGCCCACACCGAAGCGTCTACAGAATCAGCGTTTTTCTTTTGGGTTCTCAGCTTTGTGTTTGGCTTGATGAACTTGATGTTAGGCAAGTCCTGATAAAGCTCAGGCCACGGGGTTTCTAGCAATACTTCTTGTAGCTGACACCATGATTTAATGAAGGCTCTAACGTAAATTGAGTCCCCAAGTCCTTGCATATTACGAATAACAATCATTGGCCGTCCGTCACTCCGCTGCTGCACTTCAGTCGATATTCCTGACGAGCGGTTATATCCGTTTCGATGGATACGATGTTGTAAGTTGACGTATCCCATACAATTCGCATTTTCTGTGTAAGGCCTGGGAACCAACGCATGTTAATGCGAGCTGTTACTTCGCCTTGTGTAGCGCCTGACTGCACGAACTCTTTGCCTGGGCCAGTCAGGACTTCAGCCGGTACGTCAGCATAGACATTTTCCCATGTACGAGTGACTGCGCCAGTCGTAGTGTCTTGCACTTCAACCAGCTCTTGTACGGTAACGCGATGGCGTAAGCGATAGGCTAGCATTTACACACCCATTTCAACGCGGTACGGCATGAGCTTTGTCTCAGCAGCCATGCGCAGCTTTGCCATGTCATCAGGTGATGCTTGATAGCTGGCTTGCAACAGCAGCAATACGCCGATGTAGATGCTGTAAGGCAGCTCTGTCCACTCGTCTAGGTTAGCTACGTTAAGAAACATTGCAGCTTCATCCTCTGCTGACTCAAGCAGGTTCTGTAGCTTTACGTCATCCGAGTCGTGGATCACATCGAGATACGACTTTGCATCAGAAATTGGTATGACCATGATTTTACCTATCTAATAGAATTGATTTTGTTTGTAAAACATAGAGGATGATCCAACTTATCACTTTTTAATATGTTATCTAAAGCCCAAAGCGGTCTAAGGTTCGTAAAGTGATTCAAGCGTATCACATCTTCCTCTGTCTTTGCAGAGGCTAATGGAATGATGTGGTCAATGTGCCATTCTGAACGGTTTTCCCATGACATTCCTTCACAAAACTGTGACTCAATATACGATCTAAATTTTTCGTATGAGCAAGCTCTAATTCAACACTAAACATTTGAACAATTGTATTAACAGGAGCTACTACTTTAATAACTTGAGTTGCACCTGATGCAATAGTGAATTCATAGAATGTACGAGCTTCACGACCAGCAAAGAATCCAGTTTGACCAACATCAACGCGAAGTCTTGAGAAGTCACCATCGCCATCGGTCATTAGCTTGATTGGTGGGTAGGCTTCTACGCGCTCAGCGTGAGTGCCATCGCCACGGTCAATGAGCTTTGACTGTGTTGCCTAAGACTCTGAAAATCTTGTCTGCCATAACGTATCCTCAAGCGAATTTCTGCGAAATGCGGTTATCGCTGTTGTTCGACTACAGTTTACTACAGGCACTTTCAGTAATGCGCGTAACTGATTAAATTGCTCAGGCCATTTGTCAGATACGCCAGCATTTCCCAATCCGTTTGGATGGTCTTTATGCCAATGTGCCTTACCGTTACTCTTACCACCATCGTAGCCTAACAAAACAACTTCGGCAGCACCTAACTCTTGTGCTAACAGTATTGCGCCAGCACCTGAGTTATAAACTCTAGGTAATCTTGCGCGTCTGGCTTGTTTTACACCGTCAGTATAGGTGTACTTGTCGCCTTTGAAGTTGTTTTGCACATCTTGCCCATACACTTGCCACCAGCACGAATCCATTGCATACATTACGTCTGCCCAAGGCGCTATCTGGTAGCTCGTATTGACTACAATGACAGCTTTGGCTTGCGGCCCCGTTTCTTTTGAGTCTCGCCATTCTCTGACTCGTTCAACGTCTGTTCTGGTAAGACTTGGGCCGCTCCCAATACAGACAATTCTACTTCCTTGGAAACGGCTTTCGTAGGGACATCATCGTTTAGAATGATGACTAGGCCTGCGCGAGAAAGGGCAATTGCGTGTGATTCAGAGGCAATAAATACTTCATCTCGTTTGCGTTTTCCACCGTGCTCAAAGCCGGTGATTGCTTGTACTTTTGGCATTTTTTACTCCAATAGACGATAGATTATTCTAGCACAAAGAAAAACACCCGCCTTGTGAGCGGGTGTTCAACTACGCTAGCCTTAGGTTAGGCAGTAGCAGGCAGGCCGGTAAAGTCGCCCTTAACAAGCGCTTCAGGACGATAAACCGTCAGACCAACACGATTTTCAACGAGTACCGTAACCATATTCTTAACGAAATTATCACGATCTTCAGTAGAAACGGTCACGTTGACATCTTCGCGGTCCCAACCCTGAGCGGCTTGTGCAAACGAACCAACCAGATAGTCGCCAGCATCCATAGACTGCGTAGCAACAACCGGACGACCCCACAGACCAGGAGCAGCCAAGCCGGTAGGCGTGGTGAACAGGTACTGGTTGTCGGTGGTTTTGGTCAGCTCAATAGCAACCCAGTCGATTGGCGACAGAACGATTGCGTCAGCATCGTACTCAGCCAGAGCAACTTGCAGCATAGCAAGACGCAGACGGTCAATTGCCGTTTCAGCTTGAACCGTAACACCTGGGTTCAGATACGCCGTAGCTTGCGTATACAGACCGTTGATGTTCAGGCCAACACCAGAACCCTTCAGCAGTTGAGCTTCTTCCTTCAGCTTCAGGCCATAACGCAAACGGCTATCAATCTGACTGGCAAGCATCGTCGCATCTGCAAGAACCTGTTTCGAGGCATGAATCCAGTGGGCAATGGTAGCAACGGGTGCGCTATCCAGCTCATAGGTCAGGTTCGATTCAGGCTTGACGTTAGTTGGGTTTTCGCTAACAGGAGCTGCGTTGTTAGTGAAGCCAGACTCACGAACATACTCAATCGAGTTCGACGTTGTGCGACCCCAGGTCAGCAGGTCACGAATGGTCAGACGCTGTTGAGCAGGAGCAATCATGCCAACACGTTGCGGAACAATCAGATCACCAGCCGAACCGGTGGTGCTGGTAACGACAGCGTTGATGTTGGTTGTGAAAGTACCCTTGCCACGAGCAGCAAATGCGTCAAAGCCTTCAGCCTTGATGAATTGCTCGCCCATCGACTGTGGTGCAGCGCGATGCGAAGCGTTGGTGTCCAACTTGACCATCAGTTGTTCAGCTGCTTGCAGACGAGCCGACAGTTCGCCTTGAGTAATCAGCAGCGAGTCAACAGAAGATTTGGTTTCTTCCGAAAGACGTGCGTGATTCTTTACTTCTTTTTCGCTTTGTTCTGCGAAAGACTTAAGTTGGTCGCTAACCTGCTTTAGGTCGGCTTGTACTTGCTTGTATTCTTGTTCGATTTGGCTCATTTGAGAATCTCCAAAAGATTAGATGACAGGACTTTTGCTACACCCGTTGACGGGTCATTGTCAGTAGCGCTTGGCGTACTGTCACCAGTAGCGTTTCGCGTACTGGTTTTTACTTCGTTCAGCAGTTTGCGGCGCTCAGAGCGTGGCATACCTGCTTTTGCTAATGCTACATCAAGGATTGCAGCAGCACGGGCTTGTTCGTTTTGCTCTTCGCGGATGGCATCTGCCGCTAGTAGCGAATCAGCAAAACCTTGTTCAACAGCATCTGAACCAGAAATGTAAGTTTCAGAATCCATCATTGAAACTACAGCATCTGCTTTCATTCCAGTACGGTCAGAATAAATCTGCACCATTGATTTGTCAAACGGTTCAAGGTAATCAGCGACTTCTCTTAAATCAATTCGATTACCAGCAGCATAAACCCAAGCATTATGAATCATAATGAATCCGGCTTTTGCTACTTGAATTTCATCGCCAGCCATTGCAATAATTGAAGCTGCCGAAGCCGCAATACCAAGCACTTTAATTGTGATTTTTCCGTCATGCTCACGAAGCTGGTTATAAATAGCCAAGCCTTCAAACATTGAACCGCCTGGGCTATTTATATTAACGGTAATATCCTTGCCTTTCATACCAGCAAGCGATTTACCGACTGATTTAGCGGTTACTCCTTCGCCAGTCCAGTAATCTTCGCCAATTGCGTCAAATACGTTAATTGTGTTTTCTTCTTCTTCAGCTTTAATCCGAAGGCCAGGGTTCCAGCAATCAAGCGCTTTTGGCGACAGGTTAAACTGAATTTTGTTGAGTTCCATAATTTACTCCTAACTGATCTATCGGAATAAGGGCTGATTGAACAGTTAGAACATCAGCATTACCACCCTTAGCTGGTAGATTTTCCTTAATTCGGCCTTCGTCTCGCGTCATTAGACCATTATTAACCATTTGCGACAAGTAAGCAGCACGACCTGCGCTGTCAGCTCGCAATAAACCTTCTAAACTGAACTCAACGTAATACTTTCGTTGGTCAGCAGGTGTTAGCCATGACATATTGATGTATTGCTGCAAGCGTACAATCCACGGCAGCAAAGTGAACGTCAAAAAGCCAATCATCTGCTGCTCAATACCTGTTCCCCAACTCGTTGTGTTGGTGGTGTGCCCAACCATGTGCGGCGGCACTCTGAACCAGCGACAAATTTCTTCTACGCTGAAGTTACGAGACTCAAGAAGCTGCGCGTCTGACGGTTTAATGCCAATTGTTTTGGCATCCATGCCAGCTTCAAGCACCGGAGACTTGCCAGCGTTCAATGCACCGGAGATTGCCGATACTGTTTTTCGGAAATCTTCTCGCTGCTCTGGTTTGATAACGCGGTCAATGGTAAATGCGACTGTTGGTGCAAGACCGTGCTCAAACGTACTGTTAGCGGCATTAGAAGCGCCTAATGCGGAGCCAAACACTTGTGCGCCATATTCAATGGTTGATACGCCCCAATCACCATCAAGCGTAAATCCTGGAACTCGAAAGATTTGGTCTGCTGGAATTTCTTCTTGAGTGCCGTCTTTGAGAATGTAGCGATAACCTTTGTCGCCATTTTGCTTCGAATAGACAATCAGTTTGTTCGGTGAAAGGAACTCAACCGATACAAGGCGACCACCAATTTTACGGAACCGTGCAAAGCCATTACCCCGAAGAAGCATGGAAGTAATAAGGCTTTCCCAAAATACTGCTGGAGGTGTGTCTGCATTTGGCCTCGTATGGACTAATGTGTAAATCGGATGGTCTGTAGCCTCGCGGCGACCATTTGGCGTTTTTTCGTAAACGGTGCAGGGTAGTGTTGCGATTGTTTCGCTAATTAAGCGGACGCAAGACCAAACAGCCGATAGTTGCAACATTGATTTTTCGTTGACAGTCTGCCCAGCGGCAGTTGTTCCGAAGTTTTGCCAGAAAGCTACGTCACTAAGTCCGACTGGTACGCCGAGCCAATCAAGTAAGGCAGCTTTAATCTTTCCAGGTTTCTTTGTCTGCTTCATACGATAATTGGCCCTTTAACAAACGAGTTGAAATCGGACTCATCATCCGTCTCATCATGGCGCACAGCGACACCTAACGCCATAGCCATTGCTACTATACCGTCAATTCTACCCGTTGCTTTATGTTTGTCCAGCTTTCTGTTACCGGCAGTATCTTTTGTAATCATTGCGTTAGCGGCACACATGGTCAAAACAGGATGATTACCATGTGCAATACGACCATTAAGCAATTCTGACTCAAGTGTGTCAATTGCTGGCGACATATCCTTGAATCCCTGACCAAACTCAATTAACGGCAATTCTACGCCTAAATTATTAAGCTCTTTGGTCAAAATGTCGATGCGCCAGCGGTCATAAGCGATTTGCTGTACATTTAATTGGCTAAATATGTGAGAAATATCCTGTGCAATGTACTCATAATCGACTGTTGCACCTGGTGTTGTAGCCATATAACCTTGCTTTACCCACACGTCATACGGCTGTCTATCGCGTTTTGCACGGTCTGAAAGACCATTTTCTGGGGTCCAGAAGTACGGAATTGTATGCCAAACACCGTTAATTTGTCCGCAAATGACCAGTGCTGTTAAGTCAGTACGGGCAGAAAGGTCTAATCCAGCGTAAACAGGTGAGTTTCCGAAGTCTAAAACCTTGCCGCCGCAAGATTCCCAGACGTTACGACTGATGAATGGCGTGAATGTTGATACCCGCTGATTAAGAATTAGGTTTCTGAATGTATTTTCCGTGGAAGGCATACGCGCCGCTTGTTTAGCCTGTTCTTCCAGGTCTGGTAAAGAACGGAAGATTCCCAACGCTGGATTCGCTGCGTACCATGCCTCTGTATCAAGAACATCCGCGTCTTTTTTAGC